TCTCCAAGCCCTGAACCTTCCGTAACTCCGACTCCTCAACCTGAACCGACCCCGCAACCTTCGCCGTCCACAACTGAACCCACACCTTCGCCATCACCTGCTCCTATCGTTGAACCATCTCCACAACCTACACCTGAACCTAGCCCAACTCCATCTCCACAACCTGAACCGATTCCCAATCCCGAACCAACCCCTGTTCCGAATCCAAGCGGTATCCCCGCGGTAGAGCCGACTCCCGTTCCTTTGCCTCAACCCATTCCCATTCCGTCCCCTGAACCTGAGCCAAATCCAAATCCTGTAACGCCAATCGAACCTGACCCTGAACCGTTACCGCTCCCCGAGCCTGAGCCAACTCCTCTGCCCGTTGAACCAATTCAGCCTGAACCCGTTGAACCCCCAACGGAAATTGACCCGATAGGTCCCACACCCGAACCACTACCACCTATTGAACCACCAATCGAAGAAGAATTGCCTCCAGCAGAAGAGCCTCCTGCTCCACTAATAGAAACATCTGAAGTTATCGATGATGCTTTAGCGGATGGACAGATTACACCTGCTGATGCTGAAGCGGTAGTTGATTCATTGATGGAAGATGGAAAAGTCACCGAAGCCGAGGCAACTGAATTGATTGAAACTCTTTCAGATGGTGGCGCTTTGTCTGGAGCCGAGGAAGATTTGATTCTTGATGCCCTCTCAGCCGATGGCGAGATTACTCAGAGCGAAGTAAACAATCTTTCTGAAACTCTCTCTGAGGATGGGAAATTTACAGAGGCAGAAAAGGAACTTGTTGCCGAGGCTTTGATTGAATCGGCAGAAGGACAACCTGTAACAGTCGAGGCTATCGCCGAAGCAGGAATCACTCTTGAGAATCTTCCTCCTGCTCAACCTGTCGAAGTCCGTCAAGATGAGAATGGCAACGAAGTTGTAATTACGGCTGAAGTTGCTGTTGCCCTACAACTTCTTGAATCACCAGCGGAAATGCTTTCTGCGATATTTGAAAGTCCCGCTCAACTTATTTTTGCTCTTGGAAATCTTGGCGCTGACATGTCAGAAGAAGAAAGAGATGAAGCAACTAAAACAATTATTGCCGCGACCATCGTGGGCAATATCGCAACAACTACAATGGCTACCGCAGTTGGCGGTATCGGATACAGGAGACCATGATGAAAGACTTTATCAACGACATGATTGGACAACTTTGGACATTACTTGGAATGTTCGTTGCTTGGATTGTTCTTGATGGAACTGCTAAAGGAATTGTTGGTAACGCAATCCTAATTACGCTTGGCGTTTGGGCTTTGACTTACCCTCTTCGTCGAGAGAAGGACTAACCTCTTCTGATTTAGCGAATGGGCTAAATGCTCCATTGATTTCATCAAGAGTTAGTTTCCCGTCGTCAAGATACTCACGGGCTAATCTCTCTGCCACGGATGCGACTGCCAGCAATCCAGCCATCGCTAGGGCTACCCAAGTTTCAACACCCATAATGGCGCCAGCGCCTAAAGTGCCTAGAGCGCCAACGGTGAACACAGCCACCATTCGACTCAGGATGTCTTGGACCTTTTTCATGGGACAAGTCTAGCGGGTCCCAAAAACACCCTTTCTTGATTGGCTTTATTAACCCCAGTTTGGTATACTGGAACTGTCCGAGAGGAGGACAGATAATGAAATGCGTCAAGTGCGGGGTCGCCATTGAAAAGATGGAAGTCTTTCCAAAAGGCGTTTGCTTAAGTTGCTATGCGGTGGAATTTGAAAAGGAATTCCAAAGCGCGTTAAAGATAGCGAGGTTAAAGTAATGAGTCTTGATTACAAGAACTGGAGTTACGGCGACAGATTCGTGTCAGCCGATGAAGATACAGTTGAAAGAGCATTAGTCGGTGGCGAGGTCAAGCCACAGGCTCCAAGCGCATCTGACTTGAGATGGGCGGCAGAATGGTTGGCTATCTATGCTTCAGCGGACCACAAAGAGTTAGCCCAGGCTTTCGGCAATGTGATTGCCTTCTTGGACTTAACTGCCGAATCAAAAGAGAAGCGCTCAAACTTGGCTCAGGCTAAAAAGAAGTTTGCCGAGGCTAACGGAATTCCCGTGTCGCAGGTCAGGATTAACAGGAATAACTAACCCCAGTCATGATATACTGGAGTTGTTCGAGAGGAGAACAAATGAGAAACCGACCAGTAGTTTCAACTGCGAAGGTTCGCGGTTTGATTAAGAAAAACGGTATTAGATATGTGGACGCTACAAGGCGTTATTACCCATCTATCGCGCAAGGCGTTCATGTATGGCAACTTTCTTCTAGCGTTCTTTTTCAGGTTTACTCCTATGAGTCAGAAGTTAAGCGTCAAGAAATTCTAAAAAAGTTCACAGAGGTTCTTGCGGCTGAAGGATTAGCAGTCAAAGAAAGAAGTGGAAGTTTTGAAATAGTTAGTCAATAACTAACCCCAGTTATGATACACTCAGATTGTCTTAGAGAGGAGACAAAATGACTGAAGTAAAAGTTCAAAAAGGTCGTGAGTTCAGCGTAGAGGTTCTTAAGAACCAAATCGGTTTTTGGAACATTGGCGCTATCTCAGGTGGTCGCGTTTATATTGATGGCGCTACTTACAACAAGGAATATGGCACAACTCAACAAATCGAATTACCAGTTGCCTATGGCTACCGTGTTCGAATTACATTGGGTTGGGACGACACATACACAGTTTCCCGAGTAATCGTAAAGAATACAAAAAAGGGAATCAGCGAAGTTATTAAAGGCACCGTCGAAGGTGTCTATTGCGAAAACATCGGCGAGGTTGCGTATCAAGCATCTTGCTTCCGTTCTAACGATGCGTTTGGAAAGGTGGTTGCATAATGAGTAAAGTCAAAATCACTTGGAAGGCTTTTGGAGATAAGCCTGAGATTGGTCGCTTCATCAGTTCTGTTGAATTCGAGACTGAATTCAAGATTACAGAAAATGATGTAACTCAGTTCTTAGAGGTTGTTTATCACACAACCAATACTTACTCAGGAAATCTATGGGAAATCATTCAGCCATTGCTTTCCGAGACAAGAACTCACACATCGCTTTCAGTAGGCGATGAGGTTGAAATTGATGGCGTCGGTTATGTATGCGCCGACTTTGGATTCGAGAAAGTGGAGGTAAACGCATAATGAAATTCCTTACTTACATCAAGGCTCCAAACACAACCAGCGGGAATCCTCAACGCGGATGGATTCTCTCTGACCAATGGGGCGGGTTCGAGCGATTCATCGATGAAGGCTACGAAGGTCGTGGAGCCATTGCCAAAGAATTATGGGATGGCGCTCAAGAGATAAATAGCGGATTCGGAATCTTGGTTGCATCAACTGAATACAAGAGATGGAAGAAAATGAAGTCGGAGGTCAGCGCATAATGGCAAGCAACTATCCAGCGGGTGTTACAGGAATGGAGCCTGAAATCTCAGGTGAATATCCTGACCAAGCAAAATTAGAGGCTTACGCCTTAGCAATGGAAAAAATTCAAAAGGAATTTGGAAGCGAGGACTTGTAATGACGATTGACCAAGCAAAAAAGATTGTTGGTAATCAACCAACTTGGGCTTTGAAGAATATGGTCAAGGCTCTTCAGATGTTGCCAAGGCTAAATACAGCCGAGGATGAAATTCGTTTGATTGCCGCAAAGATTGTGTTGAAGGAAAGAAAATGAGTCGTAAATTCGAGATACGTTTAATTAGGACAAAAGTTGTGCCTATCAATGCTGAAGATAAAGACCATGCTTATGAAATTGCTGAAACACGATTTGGCTTAGATAAACATTGGGACATTGACACAATAAAAGAAACAGAACAAACTGGGGTTTAATAAAGAGAGAGAGGTAAAAAATGGAACACGCGATATTAGTTCATTCGCCCGAGTATGCGAATTGGGTTTTTGACCCGACGCATCCAACTCAAGGGCGGCGCTTTCTCCATGCCCGTAATCAATTACTCTTGCGAGCGCAGGAGCGTCATTTGAATGTGTATGAGATTGAACCTGAGATGCCACACACAGACGACCTTCATGCGGTTCATGACATGGAATATGTTTACGATGTAACTGTCCGTGGAGAATCAACTGAATGGGTCGGGCAACGCCATGACTTAGGCGAACTAGCCAAGTTGTTTGCTGGCGGAACTTTGACTGCCCTAGATACTTTGATTGATTACAAAACCAAATTGGCTGTTCACTTTGCGGGTGCCAAGCACCATGCGATGCGTGACTACTCAAGCGGTTTCTGTATCTTCAATGACTTTGCTATCGCCGCTACCAAGGCAACAGAAGAGTATGACCAGAGAATTGCTATCTTCGATTGCGATGCTCACCATGGTGACGGAACTGAAATGCTCTTGAAGAAGAATAAGAATGTTATGACTTTCTCTGTTCATGAGTATGGAATTTTTCCAGGCACAGGTTTGATGAGCGATTGGAAACATCGTGCATACAATTTTCCATTAGCCGCAAACTCGGGCGATGAGGCTTTGCTATCTGCTACTGAAGCCTTCCTTCAGGCTTGCGAAGAATTTCAACCAACAATGATTTTTGTTGCGTGTGGCGCGGACGCTCTAAAGAATGACCCACTCTCATCGCTTGAGTTCACCAAAGAGGGTTACTTCGCATCCATGCGGATGATTAGAGAACAATTCTATGACCATCCAATTCTCCTAGGCGGAGCAGGTGGCTACCAGCCCGACACGGAAACCCCTGACCTATGGGCGACAGTTGCCCTTGGACTTATGGCGGTTCAAACCGAGGTTGTAAAACCTTAGCCGCTAAGATTGGTTACCAAATCGAGAGAAACTGAGCCAATCAGATGACAACCATTCTTGCTGTTCAACATCCCGACAAAGTTTCTTTGGGTGCGGACTCACAAGTAACAGCAGGTAATGGACGAATCGCTAACCATCCACAAATGGTGAAGATAAGTCAGAAGGGCGATTACATAATTGCTGGCGCTGGAGAATGTGCGCCTTGCGATATTGCTCAACATATTTGGATTCCGCCAACTCCAACTGCTAAAGACTGGAATGACCTTTACCATTTTATGATTGCAAAGGTTGTTCCCTCTCTTAAAGCATCTTTCAAAGAGAACGAATACAAGTGGGATACAGAAGATGACGAAGCAAAGTTTTCTTTCCTTGTTGCAATCGGCGGCGAGATATTTGAGATAGCCGACGACTTCTCTGTTTGCTTGGACTCAAAAGGTTTCTACGGTGTTGGCTCGGGTTCTAGTTATGGAATTGGTGCGCTGTCGGCTGGAGCATCTCTATCTAAAGCGTTAAAGATAAGCGCAGATAATGACGCCTACACATCAGCCCCATTTATTTATTTTAATCAGCCAAAGCGTAAGGTTGCTAACTCAACTAAAAAGTAGTATCCTCAACCCTAGTTGTATATCCTTACAACAAGAGAGGAAACTATGGAAAACCCACAAGACACGATTGACCAAAAGTTCAATCAAATTGTTAGTAAGCGACCTGCTCAAGAGAAGCGACCACCAGCAAAGTTCCCTGAAATTCGTTACCTATGGGGAATTACTTTAATTGGCAGTTTTGCTTTGATGATTATTAGCGCTGTTATCTCTACGATTATCGATGCTCTGTAATCCGCATACGCAGATTGCACGGGACTCGTAGGATGAATTCGGAACAGGGATTACTCGGTAACAATCAGCCGAGTGATTCCTGTTTTTCGATATATCGCTCAGGGTCATAAATAGTTATCGCCTTTGCTATCAAGTGTGGTTGTAAAGTCTTTGCATGATGTCCGCAGAAATAAAGTTCTCCGCTTAGAAACGAAGCGCCCACCTTTGCCTTGGCTCCGCATCTGTCGCAATTCTCGAACACTTCAAGCGGCGCTCGAACCATTGCGGTCATTTAATTTTCTTTGACTCTGGCGGATATTTTTCAATCCGTTCTTTGATTCTTCCGTCTTTGTGAAGTCTCACTATCCAGCCATCCTTAATCTGCATTGGATTAAATGGGTGTTTTGTTTTAGCGCTTCCTTTAGTCATCGTCTCTTCCTCAACAACTCTTCAAAGTCTTTGCTCTTGGTTCCGCCGTCGTAAGACCAAGCGTATCCCTTATTCACTAATTCAGTATTGAGCGAATCTGTTTGGCGGTTGATAAACAGCCATCCAAGAATTCTGCCGTATTTTTCCGAACTATCTACTTTCTCGGTGCGGATAACAATATCGGTTGCTCCGTCTAAAGCCTTCTTCAAATACTCTTTAACTTCTAGCCCTAGGATTTTTTCTCTAGCATCTGTCGTCCGAGATTCAGGGGTATCAATACCAGCAAGGCGAACTCGAGAGGTGAAGGAAATATCAAACATTATTTCAAGCGCCCTGAATTTGAATCTGTGACTGGTCCTCCGACAATCCAAGCACGGCAGGTGCGAGCGCTCGCACATTTGAAATCGAAAGCCTCGCAGTATCCCAACTCTCCAGCCTCGGTGACATCCCAAGCGGTTTCGCGGTTATCTCCTCGGGCTAATCCGCCCTCGATACATTGGAGCATCTCGCTGGTTTGGATAAACGCGGCACAATTTCCGCATCTTTGCTTCTTGGCTTCCTCGGCGCTAACGCCCCATTCAGCCCCCATCTTTGTCCAGTAGTCATCATTAGACTCGGCAGGGTTTAGAGGACCGTAGGAAGCCGTTTGGATGGCTTTAGCACGGTTCTCAAGGTTGGCTCTTACATCCTGCGTCGCGGTTGGGCATGAAGCCTTCAAGAGTGCGGAGACTGCTGGTGTAAGAGACATGGCATAAGGGTATCAGGCGAACACCTGTTCGAATTTGTAGCCACAATTTATTGGCATGTAGCCACAAAATTCTTTGTGTTTCGGGATGATTATTAACCCCCGTTGTGTTATACTTAGTGTATCCGAGAGAGAGGAAACCAAATGGCTAAGAAAGTCTACGAAGTAGAAATCAAGGGTCAAAAAGAAAAGTATTACTTCGGAAGCAAGCAGGAAGCAGAGGCTTACGCGATAACTGCTACTGCTTGGGTCGGCGGAAAATACAGAATTCAAGCAATCTTTATTCAAGAAGAGGCGGTCAAATAATGGCTCAGAAAATCTATAAAGTGACTTGTTCAAAGGGTCATGTGGTCGAGGTTAGCCAAGAAGGAAGTTCTCAGTTTGATTTCTGCGGTTTCAAAGAGTCTTACTGCGAAGGCGTGGTAATCGTAGTTTCCGAGCAAGTATCAATCTAGGGGGAAAAATGAGCAACTGGTCAGACAAAATCGTGGTTATCGGCGTTGGCATCTCTCAAGAAGAGGCTGACAAAATCAAGGAAATTATTGTTGAGAAAGTAGATAACTAACCCCAGTTATGATATACTGGTCTTGTTCTCAGAGAGGGGAATAAAATGGCTCAGAAAGCAGTCAAGAAGATTGGTCAGTATCGCCTTTACAAAGTAGAGGGCTACGGCATTTACGAGATTTACTACGGAACTAAGGCAACTGGCGTTCATGTAGAAAACATCGCTCACAAAGAAAACTTTGAGTGGGCTGTCGCTGAAATAAAGCAAAGCGTTCAACAGGCTGTTAGAGAAGGCTACGGAATAGGAGTGAGCAACTAATGATAGAAATTCTAAACGAAAAACAAACCGTCACTTATCACAAGGTTCATGTAAGCGAAAACTACAACCTTGAAAAAAACCAAAAGGTTGTCAAGATTTCGGGCAAGGAATGGTATGCCATCTACGCTTACATCAGCGAGAGTTGGGATGTAGCCGAGGGTGCGCCATCAATCATCAGCGCTCGGGTCCAGTTAGTTTCTATCTTGAAAAATGGTAAGGCTGGCAACAACTACAAGACAGAACAATGGGTCAGCAAGAATTCTTTTGAGGGCGCTTTCAAAGAATTGTTTGAAGCGTATGAACAAGAATTAGCCAAGGAATTAGTTACTGCTTAATTGATTTCTTAACCCTAGTAAGATATACTCAGATTGTTCTTAGAGAGGAGAACGAAAATGATAAAGACTTGTGACGATTGTGGAAGTCAGTTTGATATTTTCAAAGAAGGCTACGGTCATCAGTTCTTCGTGGTCTGCGGAAAGTGTTGGGCAACAGAAACCAAGCGTCGTGAAACAGGCGGCGTATTTACTAGAGGGGGTAAATAAATGGGATGGGATGTAACTCAAGTAGGAAAGAACATCACTACACGCAAGTTCGTGGAGTATGAAATCAAACAATCTTACGACGGAATCTACGAGGCTATCAAAATCGTAGAGGGTAAGAATCTATACGGGCAAAAGGCTTTCTATGTCGCACTCAAGAAACTTGAGGATGGCAAAGTCTTTGCGTGTGTCTATCTAACTCGCCGTAAGAATGGTTCAATCGCCATCAAGGTCATCGGAGAATCATCAGGTCCAGGACAAATCGAGGCTCCACTATCTTTCATCGAATTGCTATCTCCAACTGATAACGAGTGGGCAAAGCAATGGCGAGCAGACTGCATCAATCGCTACATATCCGAAAAGTTCTGTAAGGAGAGTGCCTAATGCGAGGAATCAGCACCCAGACGCTCGAGGCAAGTCTCGAAGTTTATTATCGAAGGCTTACCAACTGGAACACAACTGAAGAAAAGCGGCAACAATATCTAAAAAGAATAGAAGAAATCACGGAAGAACTAAACAAAAGGGAGAGTGCATAAATGGGATACACACATTACTGGGTTCTTAGCGAAGAGCCATCACGGGAAAAGTTTGTCGAGTTCGCTGAAGGTGTCAAGCAAATTGTTGAAACTGCCAAGGACGCAGGAATCGCAATCGCTGACGAAGAGTATGGCGATACATTGATTGTGTTCAACGGGGTCGGAGCCGACTCTCACGAATCATTCTATGTAAGCGCAGACGGGGTTGATTTCAACTTCTGCAAGACTGCTCAAAAGCCTTACGACATCGCTGTGACTGCCTCGCTGATTCATGCGAAGAAAGTCTTTGGGGACAAAATCAAAATCTCTAGCGATGGTGACTGGTCAGATTGGGACGGCGGGAAACTGCTCTATGAAACTGTCTATGACATCCAGCCTGAGTGCGTCTTTGACAAAGCGTAATTGGTTTATCTACCGCAAGCGTGGGACGATTCGACTCTCAAGAGTTAGGACTCTAAATGTTAAATTGGCTCGCGCTCGCGGTTAGTTTTATCGCCCTAGGTATTTCTATTAAATCTTATCTTGATTCTAGGTGGATTGAGATTGACTGGCACTTTGACGACGACGAGAAGCAACCTTAAATAAATCGGCAACTGTGATTGTAAATCCCTTTGTTGAATACTCAGGACGATTCATCTCACGCTTGATTCCATAAACTGCTATTGCTTTACGAACGCTATCGGTTGGAATTATTACCACGGTATCTTCAAGGATGAATGACCAATGGCTCGCCTTGCTTGTCGTAATCCCTGACGCATACCAGCAACTCAGGACATCTGACCAGCACTCGGTTTCAATATAGAGATTGCCTGTATCTATCCGCGATAGTTTGAATAACTGATTTGTTTTCGTAGAGCGCTAATAATATCGCTTCAGCACGGTCAGGGGAAGCCACTCCTCTTTTCTTCATGTCTATCTTTGATTCAATAACAACTCGACCTGACGCATCCGATGTATAGGTCGGACCAGCCATTTGAGATAGCACGAACCTATCGACATTTAATCTAATATCCTGTTTACCATCTTTAGGCTGAATCAACTGCCTAGCGTTCCACCACATCTCGGCTCTTTGATTCTTGAACTTGGCTTGGTCTTTAGGCTTCTCGGCAACATTGACTCCGATGATGTCAGCGGGTAACTGTCTTTCCTTTACCCATCTATCCAGCATAGAGACAACGCCCCAACCTAATCCGATGGTATCTACCTTGACTCGAACTCTGTCTCGGATTTCTCTCTCTTCGTGAATCTTGATACAGGCTTCAACCTCTCGCATGACCACGCCAGCCACATCAACTGCGTTTGCGTTTTGTTTACCTGATGAACGGTGAACGATGCTAACTGCTCCGCCATCTAGTCGAGCAATAACGAATTCATCTCCGCCATCTGATGCAATATCTACTCCAAGTTTTATTATCTTAGATTCAATCGGCTCTTCGTTCTCTGTCGCTAACTCTGCCCATGCAAAAGGAATTACTTTGCCCGTGCTTGACTTAGGGAACTGAGCATTAACACGGGCTTCAACGAATGGTGAATCGGCTCCAAATTCAGAGATAACATCATCGACCCAAGTTTGGTCTACAAGGTGTGTTCGAACTTCATGCGCTTCTATGTAATCAGGACAAGCGCGACATCTGCCTGTTGGCTCACCCGTAAAGTTTGGTGTGTCATAAGCGCTAATCGGGATGATGCTGTAAAGCGGACTCGAACAGATTCGCTCGAACCAAGTTTGCTCTGTATCTGTTGGAGGGTTACCTAATACGAGAAGTTTGGTATTGCCACCCGTCATAAGAGACTCAAGGGCTGTTCCGATTGTGTCGGATAAACCTCCAGCCTCATCAACGACGACAAGCAAGTTAGGTGCGTGGATACCCTGAACCGCTGTTTCATCATGAGCGCTTGGACTAAATCCGTATCCAACTACGGTGCCATTGATTTTCCATTGAACGGTATCGGCTTCTCCAGGCAATTTATGTTTAGCGTGAACTCTACGAATAGCCGCCCACATAATGTTTCTAACCTGTCGGTGTGTAGTCGCTGTTGTGATTGCAACTGCCGTGCCTGGAGCGTGACAAGATAACCACCAAGCAACTGCTCGAGCCGCAAGGTGAGATTTTCCTGGAGCGTGGCAAGCGGGGACGACTGTTCTCTTATTTGTCATTACTGAATTAAGAATCTCTTTTTGCTTACTCCATAGAGTTTCGCCTAATCCTTGCTCAACGAATCCAACTGGGTCGTTCTGCCATCTAGCCCACGGGTTCTCTAATTCAGCATCAAGGATTACCAAAAGGGCATGACGCTCATCTGGTGTAAGCATCGCAAGCAACTCAGCCTGTTTGTTTGAATCGCTCTCGAGGAACTTATCAAGAAGTCTCTCGGTCATAACTTAAGCGCTCTTCGTTTTACGGGACTCGAGGACCTTGGCTATCTTCTCTTGTAGTTCTCCCATAGTGACTGTAACTCTAACCTCTGATACGGAATGACTCAAAACCTCTTGCTTATCGATACGACCAAAATCTTCAGGGACTTGACGCTCTAACCACCAAGCCGATGCTTTCCAATCCCCTTGGCTTGCCGCGCTTGATACGACTGCAACCTTTTTAGCGATTGCTTCGGCTCGCGCCCGTGTGAGCGACTCCAAAAAATCTAAGTATATTTTCTCCTCGGGTTTAGGTTTGGCATCATCAAGCGTCGCCATCCTGTCCCGCTCTACCATTCCACGGCTCATCCAGTTGTAGAAAGTGGACTCAGCAATGTTTACCATCGCTACCGCTTTGTTTACTGGCATACCAAGAACAATTAGGTTTAGTAACTCTTCACGCCTGACATCATCAAGAAGGACCGTCGTTCCTTTTGGTCTGCCCTTTGGTCTAGCAGGTTGTTTCTGTGATACTGCGCTCGCCACTAGAACTCCTGACCGATATACCAAAATCCTAATTCAAGATACCAGTTGTATTTTGAAATAGTGAAGCCCAAAGCAAAACCACCAGTTTTGCCGTAAAGCAACCAAGACTTACCTATTCTTTTTTCCATGTGATTATTCTACCTCGGTTGTGCATGACTCTAAAGGGATAAATAATAATTCAGCAATATCTTTCCAACCATAAATCGAATTCGCCCATTCGTTCAAGTCCTCTGTATGAACTCGCATTGAATGTTCGCCGACTCGGATGGTGGTGCGACCCACAGGAATATGCCCAGGCTTGGATTTTCCCCCACCCAAGATTTCGGCAACTTCTTCAGGACTAAAGCCTGTTCCCCTCAAGCCCGTGCTGGTTAGAAGTTTGTTTAACTCCTGTGGGTCGTATGTTGCCAAGTCAGAGGTTCGGTTATCGACGATAAGGATTTTGATTTCCTCAACATCATCGACATCGACCCAATGAACGGCAATCTTTTCCCACCCTAACTGAACTGCTCCCTGATAAGTGTGATTACCAGAAAGGATGTGCTGTGTGCGCTTATTGACCACGATAGGTCGATACTGACCCATTACCTCAAGGGAAGCAATGATGGAGCCTATATCGCCCTCACGCGGGTTAAGAGGGTGAACTTTAATCTCATTGATTCCGACTGTCTCTATATCTTCAGGCGAACTCTCGCTTCGCTCAGGCTTTGTATCAGGCTCGACAGGTTTACGCTCAGGAAATCCCAGTCGGTCTTTAATCGTTTTGATTGCTTTCTGTTTTGTCGGAGCCTCGGCATATAGTTGCTCTTTCCAAGCCTTGTAAGCCTCCATCTCGACTGTAAACTTCCAAGCGCTTATCTTTACTTCAGGGTCGCTAGGTAAAGACTTAGAATCGGTTATGTTGTCTTTATCTTTCCCACTCATCAATCTATCTAAAGTCTCAACCTCAGATTGAGTGAAGCCCGTTCCTTCGAGTTCAGGAAGCGCGGTCAGCAAACTCTTGAGCAATGGCTCGTTGTAACTTGCTAGGTCGGTCAGGCGATTATCAGCCAAGACAATCTTGCGAGCGCTCTCTTCATCGACCTCGACATAAGTTATCTTGATTTTCTTCCAGCCCAGTTTCTTCGCCGCTTTGTAGGTGTGGTTTCCCGCCAAGATAAAATTTGAACCATACTGAACAACAATCGGTCTGTATTGCCCATGGGCTTTGAGAGACTGAGCAATCGCTTCAATATCGCCACGACGAGGATTTGTCGGATATGCCTCAAGGGATGAAATAGCAACTGACGCAACTTGTCCAACTTTTATGTTTGCTTTCACTTTATGTATATCCATGCTTCGAAGTTAAAGAACTTCCAAAACATTGTGCCGACTGTAAATCCTGCGTTCTCTGCCAATATCTGATTTCTCATGGAAGTGTTTACCTTCATGATTGGTCGAAGGTCGCGCTCTTTGTTTAGTATCTCATCAGCGCTAAAGGCTTTACGCTTGAAGTCATAGTGAGCGCCATGGATTACTTGCTCGAGTTCACCCGATTCTTCTCTAACTTTTTCAGCCCATATAAAAGCCCCACCCTCAACTAGAGAGTCATAGATTCCGCTCAAGATGTTTGGTCTGTCCTCGTACGGAAGAAACTGAAGAGTAAAGACTGAAAGAATTAAACTTGATTTACCGAAACCATTAAAGGCTCTGAGGTCTTTGCGTAGATATAAAGTTTCATCATGGGACTCAGGCAAAAGGTTATCGGCTATATCAATTCCGACTTTCTTGCCACGATGAGGAAGTCTTTCTAAAAGTTTGCCAGTTGAACAGCCAAGGTCAATCACCTGAGTATCTTCGGTCATGAAGTAGGTACTCAAGTCACAGATTGCCTCGGTTAGCGTGTGATAGTTTGGAATTGACTGAGCGATATGGTCGTCAAAGTTTTCGATG